CAAGAGAGATGGAGTTCATAAAGAACCCATATCAAATGTTTTACCGAATAAAATATGACGATTCACAAACTGATTTTGAATATTGGAAAAACTACAATTACCGCAAAGCACAAGATTCATATGTTAAAATAGTAGTTCTGAATAAACAAAATCCTTATTTGTTTGATTCAATACTTGATAACTTTTATAAAGTTAATGTTGCAGATTTATCAATAGTTGAAGATTTTAGTGATATGAATTTTGGTGTAGACAAAGATATTATCAATCAGGCAGAAGATACAATGACAATACTATCAAAATATATAGATGATTTGCCATTGAATGTAGAACCAGAAAAATTAAAAAACATAATGAAAGAATTATATGTTGAAGCCTTAAATGAGGAAAGAACATGAGCCATAGTTACAAAACCATTTATAATTGGCCATCAGAAAGACAAAGAAAATTTTTCAATTGGGTTTTTTGGGACAATGCTTTCAATGAAGAAGAGCTGCATAGAATAGTACAATTTATGGACTCTCAAAACTTAGAGAGAGGCACAACTATTGGTAATAAAGATCAAAAGTGGAAGATAGGTGGGTTAGTAAATCCAGTTCAAAAAAAAGAAAAAGTAGTAAAAACAGAAAATACAGTAAATGAAAATGTTAGAAAGTCTGATGTTAAATTTATAGATTATCAAAATGGCCAAGGTGAATCTGATTGGTTATTTTATCGTTTAAATAGTATCATAGAAAACTTAAATAGTCAATTTTATAATTTTGATTTAAACGGCTATGAAACTTTACAATACACCGTTTATCATCATCATGAAAATGGTAGATATGATTTTCATATGGACACAATCATGGGTCAAAATTTACCTGATGATATGTTTGAAACTAGAAAATTATCAATGACATTTTTATTAAATGAGCCAGGTGTAGATTTTGAAGGTGGTGATTTTCAAATCAATAGTGGTCAAGAAAAAGATGCTGAAACAGTTCCCTTGAAAAAAGGTAGAATCATAATGTTTCCATCTTTTATGATACATAGAGTCGCACCTGTAACAAAAGGCACTAGAAAATCAATTGTAATATGGGTAGTGGGCCCTAAATTTAGATGATTATATTTCGTAAAGTAAAGTGGAAAAATTTATTATCAACTGGCAATTATTGGACTGAAATAAAGTTAGATAATAAAGATAGCACCCTCATTGTGGGTGAAAATGGTTCTGGTAAGTCTACTATGTTAGACGCCATGTGCTTTGCGTTATTTAATAAACCTTTTCGTAAAGTTTCAAAGCCACAATTAGTAAATTCAATTAACAGTAGAGATTTAATAACAGAACTTGAATTTGATACAAACAATAAATCTTATAAAGTAATTCGTGGTGCAAAGCCAAATGTCTTTGAAATATATTGTAATGGAGAACTCTTAAATCAAGATGCAAATGCTAGAGATTATCAAGAGTACCTAGAAAAGTTTATTCTTAAATTAAATTATAAATCATTCACACAAATTGTAATACTTGGCTCGGCATCATTTACACCATTTATGCAGTTATCGTCAAATGATAGAAGGTCAATTATAGAAGAGTTATTAGAGATTCGTGTATTTTCTACAATGAATGGTTTACTAAAAACAAAAATGATAGAGAATAAAGATAATGTTACCGAAAAAAAACATTCGATAGAATTGAATGAACAACAGTATGATATGAAGCAATCTTACCTCAATACGATTAAAGAAGATGATATATTAAAGGTAAAGAAACTTCAATTGGAGAAAAATCAATGTGATAATGAAATTGTAAACTATACACGATTTAACGAGGCAAACACTATAGCCGCAGGTATATTACAGGAAGAAGTCAAACTAAAAAACAAGTCTGAAACAAGAATTGGTAAAATTACAAAATTAGAATCTCAAATGGAATCTCTTGTTACTATACATAAAAAAGACAAAAAGTTTTTTGAGAATCATGATGATTGCCCTACTTGTAATCAACACATTGACGAGAAATTTAAAAAGAAAGAGTTAACTAATCTAATTACTAATATAGAAAAACTTGATCAAGGCCTAAAAGATTTAGGAGATAAGTTTGAAAGTGAACAAATAAAATTAGAAAAGATAAGAAAAGCCCAAGAAGAAATACAGAAATTACAAGTAAATATTGCAACAAATAATAATGTAATTACAAATAAAAAAAATAAAATTGAAGAATTGATTAAAGAAATAAATGAAATAAAAACAAGTAAATCTAATTCTGAAAAAGAACAAAAAGAACTTGATACATTAGAAACTATACTAAAAGAACTTAGAGAAGAACTAAAAGCTTTATTAGAAAATAAAAATTATTATGAAGCGGCTTCAACTTTATTACGAGATACAGGAGTAAAAACAAAAATCATAAAACAATATTTGCCAATTATTAACCAGTTGACAAATAAATATCTCTCTAGTTTGGACTTCTTTGTAAACTTCAATTTAGATGAGAGTTTTAAAGAAACAATTAAGTCAAGGCACAGAGATGACTTTTCATATGCTTCATTTAGTGAAGGTGAGAAACAAAGAATTGATATGGCCTTGATGTTAACTTGGCGTGCTGTGGCCAAAATAAAAAACTCAGCAAATACAAACTTGCTTATTCTTGATGAAACTTTTGATTCTTCATTAGATGCAAATGGTACTGAAGATTTGATGAAAATTTTACAATTACTAGAAGATGTTAATTTATTCGTAATTAGTCATAAAGGTGATGCACTACAAGACAAATTTATGAATGTAATTAAATTTAAAAAGGATCGTAATTTTTCAAGGATAATAAATTAATGTTAGAAAAAGAAGAATTTTTGTCAGAGTTTTATTCAGATGATGGTACAAAAGTAGCTAAAGTTTATTACAAAGTGTATGGTGGTGGAAATAGTTATATTGCAAAATGTTATAAAGATAAAATATTAGTTAATAGTATAGTAGCACATAATGAATTTGATGTTGAAGCTAACGCAGAGGACTGGGTTTTAAAATGAGTGAAATATTAAAAATTGATACAGGCACAGGTGCCACAATTGATACGGCCAGAGGAGCAATTAAAAAAGATCCTAATTACGCTAAAGATAAACTTTTGCCTTTTGTAAATGAAAATCATGATATACTTAAAAGAGAAATGCCTAAGTTTCTTGGTGATTTACCTGATGAATTTTGGGATACTTTATTGCATAGAATGTGGATAACAATGAAACATACAGGCGGTATAGGATTATCAGCGAATCAAGTCGGTATAAATGAAAGAATTTTTATTATGGGCAATGAAGAAATATGTATTGCCTGTATTAATCCTGAGATAAAGGAACAATCAGAAGAAGAAGAACTTGCAATAGAGGGTTGTTTATCTTATCCAGGATTAATGTTAAGTGTGAGAAGGCCTAAATGGGTAGTGGGTAAATTTACTAATGCAAAAGGTGAAACCATAGAACAGAGATTTGAAGGCCTATCAGCTAGATGTTATTTGCATGAGTTAGATCATATGAATGGTATTAGAATGATTGATCATGTAAGTCCTTTTGCTCTTAAAAGAGCTAAGGGTAAACAAGAAAAGTTATTAAAAAAAGTGAAGAGAAGGAAAAAAGAATGACAAAACAACAAATAGTCGATACGTTAAAAAATCATCTTCTTGCTCAGATGGAAAAACATAGAATGAATGTTGAGATTATGATTAATAATCCAATGGCAATACATGATCATACAGCATGGACAGAAGGTGTAGAGAGTGAACTATCTAAAATGGCTGAATATAGTGACAAACACGAAATGATCACAAAATATCTAGGACATTATTCAAAAGGTGGACATATACAACATAAGGTAAATCATGAGTTCTCTCCAGGTGAAAACATATAAGTACGACCCAAAAGATGATGTAGAAACACAATGGAAAAAATGGAGTAAGTCTGATATAGAATTTAATGATGTATCAGATTCTGATTTGAAAGAGAACATTGTGAAAGACCTCTCATACGTTTCACAAATGGACGTAAGAGAATATACACTATATCAAAAGTTTTGTGAAGTAAAACAAAGATACCCTACTATCACAGTAAATGATTTGTGGGAGGGCGAACGCCAAGTGCTAAAAGATGAGAAGCAAAGAAAAGCTTTAGCAGAGGTCAAAAACAATATTTGGCAACCAAAAACAAATGAAGATTACCTAGAGTTAGAACCTGAAATGATTTACACAGGTGGTAAAGATGGTATGCCAGAAATATGGAATGCTATTAGAACTTTTACATCTACAATGAGAAACAACTCTAACATAGGCCGTAATCTTGCTTATATTATTCGTGATAGAAAAACTAAAAAATATCTTGGTGTAATTTGTATTACAGGTGATTTTATTGACTTAACACCAAGAGATAAATTTATTGGTTGGGATCGTAATTATAAAACAGAAAGTGGTATGTTAAATCATACAGCAATAGGTTCTACGATTGTACCATTACAACCTCTTGGTTTTAATTATGTTGGTGGTAAACTACTAGCTTTACTTTGTTTATCAGAACAAGTACAATCACAATGGAAGAAAAACTATGGTGATGATTTAGTAAGTGTAACAACAACATCACTTTATGGTAAAACAAAAAAAGGTGGTCTATCACAATATGATAATCTAAAATATTGGAAGCCAATGGGCTTTACAAGTGGTTCTGTTTCATACGAACCAACAAAGAAAACAATATATCAAATTAGACATTGGTTGATGAAAAATCACCCACGAAAATATTTTGAATGGTATGTTGCCAAAAGACCAAATGGTCAACAATTAAAAAGAGATCATAGGCATAGATCGTATGCTTTTACATATAGTAAACTAGGTAATATACCAAAAGAAATTATGAAATCTGATCACGCAAGAGGCGTTTACTTTTGCCCCTTATATGATAAAAGCTGTGCATACTTGAGAGGCGAAGCCAAGATAGAAGATTTAACAAAGTCATTTGATAATTCTACCGAAGCTTTGTCTGAATTATGGAAATACAAGTATGCAAAACCTAGAATCAAACAATTGGTCAAAAAAGGTAGAGAATCTAAAGAAAGTTTATTTTATGATGATTTAATATATAAATCATGGGATGAGGTAAAAGATTCATATTTGCCCCAAATTGGCAGATAGCTGTGTTATAGTATTTACAGAATATGCGGTGGGTCGTAGGACAATCAGGCTCCAACCTGTAAGCGTGGTGTAACTCCACGACACCGCTCCATTGTTGCAAAAATACAACAAAATTAACGCTTGACATTTAGAGATGGTACCTATAGGATGGAATCATAGAGTTAATTAATTGGGAGTTTTAATGTCAATAGTAGAACAAAAAACACAACTAGCAAAATTACTTGCTACTGAAAATGTTACTGTACAACATAAAAAAGTTGATACAGCATCTTTCAATCCTACAACAAGAGTCCTTACTTGCCCTATCTGGAAAAACATGAGTCCAGAGCTTTATGATTTATTAATGAGTCATGAAGTTGGTCACGCTTTAAATACTCCAGCAGATGGCTGGCATGGCGCTGGATCTAATAAAGGCAAAAACTACAAAGGTTTTCTTAATGTTATTGAAGATGCTCGCATTGAGAAAAAAATCAAAAGAAAATATCCAGGTCTTGTAAAATCTTATGTTAAAGGTTTTAATGAGATTATGGGTATGAATCTATTTGGTATTCAAGATGTTGAAGAAATAAATAAATGCCCTTTTATTGATAGAGTTAATGTTTTTACAAAGAGCTCTTACTCTATGCCTATTCAATTCTCTAATGAAGAGTTGTCAATCATTGAAGAGATTAAAAATCTTGAATCATGGGATGATGTTGTTGCTATGACTGATAGATTATGGGATCAGGCAGTAGAAGAAGAAAAAGAAACTGTTACTATGTTTGATTATACAGATATAGAAGAAGATGGTGATGAAGATTCACTTGGTGAATCTGATCAAACTGGTTTTTCCGCTAATGGTGATTCGGATAATGAAAATGAATCTGAAGAATCAGGACCTGAATCTGAAGTTACAGAAGAAGATACTGAAGAAAATGAATCTGATGTTGATGATTCAACTGCTGAAGATGGCGGTGATGATAAAAAAGACTCAAATGTAGATGCTGAGTCAGCTCATGGTAATGTTGATGGTGATGAAGTATACGAACCATCTTGTGAAACTGATGAGTCATTTAGAAATAATGAGAACCAATTACTTGATGTTAACTGTTTAGAAAATGTTTATATTAATATACCAAAGCCAAGATTAGATAGAATCATAGAAGATACTAAATTAGTCAATAAAAATATGACAGATTTCTACAATGGGTTATCACAACGTAGTGATTATTACTTTTCAAACCAGACTAACTGGAGAAGTAATCTTGGTGGTGAAGAAGTTAAAAAACTTTTCAATCGTGGTCATATTATGAATGAGTTTAAAAAGAAAAATGATCGTTTTATCTCATTGATGGCTAAAGATTTTGAAATGAAAAAAGCTGCTACAAAATATGCCAAGGCTAGACTGTATACCTCTGGCGATATTGATGTTAACAAAATTTACAAGTATAAGTTTGACGATCAAATTTTCCGTAAGTTGACAAAATTACCGAAAGGTAAAAATCACGGAATGATTCTTGTATTAGATTTATCTGGTTCTATGGATCGTAACATGGCTGGTTCAATTGAGCAGATTCTTATTCTTACTGCTTTTTGTAAGAAAGTTCAAATACCATTTAGAGTTTTTGGTTTCACTTCTTCACCGCTTGTTCAAAATTATGATAAAGATGGATATAAAACTGATCCAACTGCTAAATGGCACACGGCTGAGAACACTCTTGATCTTCATGATGATTGGACGTTAAGAGAATTTATTAATTCAGATATGGGTGCAGCTGCCTATAAAGAAGCTTTTGAAAATTTACTCATGGGTAAATCTTCTTGGAGTTACAGTAAACTGTCTGTTAATTATCAGAATATTCCACAGGCATTACATTTAAGTAGCACACCATTGAATGAATCTATCGTTGCTTTAGGTTCAATTGTACCAGAGTTTAGACAGAAACACAATTTAGATATTGTGAATACTATTTTTGTGCATGATGGTGATTCTAATCATAATAGTGGTTATCATACATGGGATGAAAAATACAACCAGTGGAAATTTGTATATTGTGATCGCAATGTAAATACAATCTTACAAGATACTAAGATTCGTTGGGCATCATCAGCTGTTACAAGTAGTAGAAATAATTGTATGACTAACGATTTACTAGAATGGCTCAAAGCTAAAACTGATTCTCAAGTTTTTGGTTTTTTTGTTTCAACTAAAATGAGTGATGCAATTAATTATAGATATGTACCTAAAAATGTTACCAAAGCTTCCAATTTTTATGCTACTTGGGAAATAAAAGATGCGGCTAAAAAACTTGCGAGAAAGCAAAAGTTTTTAGAATCATATAATAGAGGCTTTGATCAGTTTTACATTTTAAATGATAGTAACAAGCTTACTACTGATGGTGAAGAGTTTGAGTTTGAGGTTGCTGATAAAAACAAAATTAGTACCAGAAGCCTTGCAAGCCAATTCACTAAAATGAACAAATCTAGAGAGGTCAATCGTATATTGGCAACGAAATTTGTAGAAAAAATTGCGGTAAAGTTGTAAAAATGCAACATTATCGCTTGACAATTGGGGTTGGTGCTGATAGGATGGTACCATAGATTAACAAAACTTGGGAGTTTTACATTATGAAAGCAGTTAGAGAAACATTTATTGAAGCAGTTAAAAAGTTGGGTAAAGAATCAATTACCACAGCTGATATTAAAGACATTATGGTTAATACAGGCATCGCCCATCCATATTGGTTTACAAATCAAAAAGACCTAAGAATAGGTCGTGGCGTTTATGACGCTTCAGAGTATGTTGCTAAGGTAGTTAAATTACCTAAGACAACAATCAAAAAAACACCAACAGCAGAGGCAAATGTAATTAATTCTGTTGTCACTTCTTTAGAAGTTGATAGTTTGATTCCTGAAAAATACTCAAACTATGTTCCTTTTGGCATCTACAAAGATGTTGAAAGTATTATCAAGTCCAAGAAGTTCTTTCCATGTTTCATTACAGGTCAATCCGGTAACGGTAAAACAATGTCCGTTGAACAGGCTTGTGCAAGAAACAAACGCAAGTATGTTTGTATTTCAATGACACCTGAAACTGATGAAGGTGATTTACTTGGTAATTATGTATTGATTAACGGTCAGATGGAATGGCGAGATGGTCCAGTCACGGTGGCGGCGAAGCAAGGTGCTGTATTATGTATAGATGAAATAGACTATGGTGCGAACAATCTTGCTTCGTTGCAACGTGTCCTAGAGGGCAAGCCATTTCTTCTTAAAAAGAAAGGTGAGATCGTAGAACCTGCTGAAGGTTTTACAATCTTTGCTACTGCTAATACAAAAGGCAAAGGCTCAGATGATGGTCGTTATATGTACACTAATGTACTAAACGAAGCTTTCTTAGAAAGATTCCCTACAACTGAAGAGCAAGATTGGCCTTCAAGAAAGATTGAGATTAACATTCTCAAAAAAGAATTAGATGGCCAAGATGATGATTTCGCTGAGAAGCTTGTCATTTGGGCTGAAGTTATCCGTAAAACATTTGAACAAGGTGGTTGTGATGAAGTCATATCGACTAGACGATTGGTTCACATATCCAGAACTTTTGGTATATTCTCCGATAAGTTAAAGAGTATTGCTAAGTGTATTGCTCGATTTGACGAGGACACCAAGGCTACTTTCTTAGACTTGTATACCAAAGTTGATTCTGGTGCTGATGCTGACTCACTACTCACAGGTGAAGAAACTCCCGAAACTCCCCAACCTGATGAGAGTGTATCATAACCACCGCCCCTAAAAAGCTTTTAAGGCCTAAAAGCTTTTGTAAAAAGGGAAGAGCAACCCCTTTAAGTGTTGCTCATTTTATTTTGGAGTTGTT